GCTTTTCTGGTAATGGTTGCAATTAAAATTCACTTACAGGGATAGTTTCTAAGTCTGGTAAGTTGTTCATAAGGTCTTCCATTGGGTTATTTTCTACAGGAATACATTCAACACCATTATCTTTAAGGAACTGTCTAGCTACATTAAGGTCGCCAGCTTTAGCTTCACCACATTTAATACGATCTAATAACTCTTTTGCTAAAACCAAGTGTAGATTTTCTAAGATTTTTAAGTTCTTATTCATGATTTAACTGGGTTATTGAATTAATATAATCACTTTTTAGGTCTTTTGCCAAACAAGACATAGTGAATCTTATTGAAAATATTACCTTGTTTATATTTATGAAGTTTTTGTTCTGCTCTGAAGCATTTGCTTTCTGATTCTGACATACGAGTAAGAGCAGCAGTAAGCAACAGATCTTGTAGTCTTGAGTGTCTCACAAGATCAGAACAATGCTGTTTTAATAAAGCATCTGGTAGTTGATTTACTTCTCTAATTTTTAGTTCAATCTCAAACTCTACTTCTGGGGGTGGTTCACCTAAAAGTATTTGAAAGAAGTCTTTATCTTTCATTAGTTTTGCTTAGGAAACAACTGATACTCCAGCATATCTACAGCTTTATCGTCCAATGTATTCGAGGTCTGCTTACAAATAGCACGAAGAAGATCTACGACAAGACGTTTAACAGCAGTCGTAGAGAAGAATTTAAGTAGTATTGGTTTTAAGATTTTTAACATAAAAGTAATGTGTTACTTTCCAAACATACCAACATTTGTTAAGTTTGCCATAACTACCTATTATTAGCCTATAACGCTATCTCCCCATTATTAGGTAGTTTTCTTTAATGGAAGATCAAGAAGATTCAAAAGAATGTCCTGATTATGTAGGTCATGGTATCAGAATCTTAATACTGGTCTGGGCTTTGACTGTTATGACTTTAGGGTACATGGAACGAATAAGATTAGATACATTTGCTGCTGGTTTGGTAGGGAATATAGCTTCGGCTTACGGAGTCTCAGTTAAAGGTAACAACCAAAACAGCAAGAAACAGCAAGGAAAAGTTAATATTGTAGATAATAAAGACAACAATGTAGGTATTAAATGAAGAAACTATTATTACTATCTTTGTTTTTGTTTAGTCCTGTATATGGTAATGGAGTACCTTCTTGGACTACTGGTTCTAGCAATAGAACAGAGAACACTACACAGACTATTACAAGGTCTATAGTTACAGAGAAGTATGGATCTGCTATAAACACTTGGGAAGGTTCTAATATCACAGTTACAAGTGCTTCTAGTGGTGGTATAACTCATTCAGACGCTATCTTTACACCAACAGATAACACAGCAGATTGGACTTTAACTACAACTACAAGAGCAGCTTCACAACTTATAGAGCAAGTCACTCAGAATGATTCGATTACGACTACTAGCGTTATCACTAGCTTGTCTGTGTTTAGCCAGTAATAAAGCAAGAGCCGAAGGCGATACAAACGTACAGGCTCAACCTAATGCTGTAGGTAATTCATCAATAATTAATCAAAATATGAATATCAATAATGGAATGACAGGTAAACAGCAGTTTGGGAACTTGGTTTGCAGTCAACCTACAATGGCTGTAACTCCTTTCTACACAGGTAATGATGCACAAGGAGAAGAAACTTACAGCATTAATGAAGGTTGGGGAGTGCAAATGAGTTTTATGATACCGCTTGGAGATAATAAAACTTGTAATGATTTAGCAAAAGTAAAGCTAGACTTAGCCAAAGAAGAATTATCAAAGCAAGTGCATGATAAGCAATTAGTGAGAGTTTTAAAGTG